GAGGCCAACATGCCGATGCTGTCGACCGGGCGCGGCGTGATCTTCCTGGAAGGCTCGTCGCTCGTCGGGCCGCCGGGCGACATGATTGCGCCGATGCAACCGACGCCCGTACCTATCCCTGGCCAGCCGGCGCCAGCGGCCGGGGCGCCCGGAGGGTCTTCCCCGCCTTCCGGTGGCCCCGAACAGACGGCCGCACCGGGCGCCCCGGCACCAGCCCAGGCTACGCCGGCGGCGAAGGCGGCCGAGGTCGCGGCGTGGCGCCGGCGGACCGCCAAGGGCGCGCGGGGGCGGCCGTTCCGCTGGGAGCACCACGATCCGGCCGAGGTCGAAGCGCTCGTCAAGGCGGGTGGTCCGGACCCAAAAGCGCCGTGGCCCGGGTGGTCCCGGGACCTGCAGGTGGCCCAGCACTACGAGCCGGCGCTCACCGGGGCCTTGACTGGCGCCGTTGGCGCGCAGACGCTAGCGACGCGCTGGACTGAGCACGGCGGGACGGCCGACGCCGCGGTGGCGCGTGCCTGGCTCGGCTACGACCTCGCGCCCCGGATTGCGGCCGCCCTTGTCGTGCCACTCCATCGGGTGTGGACGGAGGGATGGCTGATCGGCGACGTCTCGGCCGGCTTCATGCTGCGCCAGCTCGAGCCCCGGCCCGATATTACCAAGATGTCTGTTATTACCAAAAAGTCCGACACCCTCGAGGAATTCAACCACGAGACGGATTGGGGCGCCTGGAAGCCCGGCGACGCGCGGGCGGCGGCGGCCATCCTGCAGGGCTCCGGGCGGTACCGCGGACTCGTGGCGATGCTCGACAGCGGCGACGCGACGATCCGCTCAATCGCTGAGCATCGGGTGGACGAGCTGGCGCGGGTGCTGTCGCAGGCTGCGGGCGAGGGATGGGGCAACCAGAAGACCGCGGCGGCGATCCGGGACCTGCTGACCGATCAGCGCTGGGCCCGCATGGTGGCAATCACCGAGGTCTCGCGCGCCAGCTCGGCCAGCTCGCTCTCGCGGTACGCGGCAAACGGGGTGGACGCGAAGAGCTGGATGACGGCATCCGATCAGCGCGTCTGTCCGGAGTGCGAGGAGAACGGCCAGCAGGGCGATATCCCGCTCGCGAGCTACTTCCAGGACGGCACCGACGCACCGCCGGGACATCCGGTCTGTCGGTGCTCGGTCGCACCGGGCTGGCTTCCTGCGAGCTCCGCGTCCGGCTCGGGTGGCCTTGGCCTCGGTGACTTGGTGGGCCTGTCTTCCGAGGAGGCAGGCCTTGGGATGGAGGAGATCGGCGCCGACCTGGCCGCGGCCGACGAATGGGACGCCGAGGTCGAGGATATCCTGAGCGAGGTCGAGGCCGGCGTGACCGAGGGACCGAACCTGGGCGGCTCGACGGGCGCCAACGTGCATCGGGTGGAGACGGACGCTGGCCGAGTGCTGGTCAGCAAGACGCCTAAGGACCCCTATGCCGGCGCCGACGAGGCGGAGAACGCCGCGCACCAGCGTGACGCCGAAGTGCTCGGCGCCCAGGTTGCGCGCGCGGTGGGACTCGATGCGCCGATCGTCGCGCAACGGGATGGTGAGCTGCTCATGACGTTCATGCGCGGCGACCTGGCATGGGACCTGCCGGATGAATCCGCCCTGTTGAACGGACCGCAGGGCGATCTCATGCGGTTGACGGATATCTTGATCAGCAACAATGATCGGAACCTGGGTAACTTCATGATCAACGGGGACCGGCTCGGACTATTTGATCATGGTCTGGCCTTCATGCCGTGGGAACGTCCGGAGTGGGCGCCGCCGTTCGGTGAGCGAAAGCTCGCCGGGTGGGCGCTTCGCGATGGTTCATGGGTGGACAACAAGCTGACCGTCAGCGACGTGCAGCGGCTCAAAGCGGCGCTGGCGCGGCTGGAGCCGGCGTTCAACGCGCGCGATCGCCAGTTGTGGTATGAGGACATGATGGCGCGGCTCGATGTCATAGGCCAGCATGCGCACGGGACGGTGGACCTGCTATGAAGATCGACTATGTGATGCTGACCGGGGGCGGGATCGACCCGGCGCAGAAGATCATGGATACGATCACGTGGGATGACCTCGACGCACCGACCTACGACACGGGACGCGTAAAACCGCTCGTCGAGGCGTTCGTGGCGATCTACGGCGCGGCGCACGCGAGGGACATCCTTGCCGGTGGCTGGTCGAACGGCTATACCTCGACCCGGATCACGTAGCCTACAATCGCGATCATCACAAGACCCAACAGGGAGTGTCCGTGGCAAAACTCGACGTGACGTACGCGTATGCCGCGGACATCACCAAATCGGAACGTGACCCGGAGACCGGAGACCTCATGGTCTACGGCAAGGCGACCGGTCCCGACCTCGACCTCGACGGCCAGGTCTGCGATTCGGACTGGCTCAAGACAGCGATGCCCGCCTGGTTCGAGTGGGGCAATGTGCGGGAGATGCACGGTGCGGTGGCGGCCGGCATCGGGGTCGAACTGGACGGCGACGACGCGGCGAACTACATGCTGCTCTCGCGGTGCGTCGACAAGGGTGCGGCTGAGAAGGTCGAAAAGAAGGTCTACAAGGGATATTCGATCGGTATCAAGAACGCCCGTGTGGTCAAGGACGTCAAGGCGCCGGGTGGTCGAATCGTCGATGGCGAGATCGTCGAAGTGTCCTATGTAGATCGTCCGTGCAACCCCACCGCGAAGATGGCCATCGCCAAGAGCGCGGGCCTGGCGGAGGACGGCGGATCCATCGAGATCGAGGACGGCGACGACGCGTCCCTTCAGCCGGTCGCCGTCGAGCCCGAAGTGTTGCCGGAGGACGCTCCGGTTGTCGAAGACGTCCCGAAGGCCGGCGCCTGGGCGAAGTCCGTGGGTGCCGACCTGCTGCGCCGGGTACGGCGGCTCGTGCCGGCCGACGCCCTGATCGTCAAGGCGTCGACGGATGCGGACATCACGACGGCCGGACAGGCGATCACGATCATCGCCCAGCTGATCGAGAGTGAGGCCGGCTCGCTCGCCGTGGGCAACCTCTGCGACGCCGAGCAGATCGCCTGCCTTCTGCGCGCGGTCGACGCGCTGGCGTGGTTCCAGTGCATGGAAGCGGCCGAGCCGGCGTCGGCCGATGTGCCGACCGACGACATGGACATGAACGGCGCCGTCGTCGAGATGAGCACGGTGGCCGAGATCAACAAGGGTGCTACGATCGAGCCCGAAACGACCGACCAGCTTGTGAAGGCAGCAGTCACAGAGGCCATGAAGGCGCACGAGGCGGAGATTGCCACTCTGCGCGCCGAGCTGGCGAAGGTGTCGAGGCTGCCCGCCCCCGGTGGACCGGTCCTGGCGCGTCCACGCGCCGTCATCGCCGCGGCAGGGGAGCGAGAGGCAGCGCTCGCCAAGGCAGAGCAGTTCGATTCCATGTCCAAGATGTTCAGCGTGACGGATCCCGCGGCAGCGCGGGGATACGCCCAGCTGGCCGCGGACGCTCGCCGCTCTGTGAAGGAAACCGACCATGAGGGCAACCCCTCCACCGTCTGAACTGTTCAGCGACGCCCGGGGCGTCGCGGTCGCCTCGCGTTTCGAGGCTTACAAGAGTGCGCTCGCCGAGTCGACGGCGCGCGCCAAGAGCGGGAATTTCCGCTGGGGTGGCGGCGCCATCCTGGAGAAGTCGACCGGCGGGAAGATCGCCGAGCGGATCGACAAGCTGACCAAGAGCCTGACGCCCGACCAGCTCGCCGGGATCCAGGACGACCTGGTGGCGATCAAGGGTGTCATCGCCGGTGACGTCAACAAGGATTGGTCACTCTTCAGTCCCGACAGCGCGGGCCTGGTGCCGTTCGACCTGGAAACGCCGGCCAAGCTCCTGGTGCCGCGGGCGACCCCCTTGCGCAACCGGCTCCCCCGGACCAAGGGCCAGGGCACCGCGCTCGTCACGAAGCGCATCACGGGCTGGTCGAACAGTGGTGTCGGAGGCAACAACGACCTCACGGCGTTCTTCAGCTCAGAATCCGCCTCGACCGCATTCGGGCCACTCTCGCTCCGGCGTCCCGCCAAGATATCCTACACGGCCAACGACAAGAGCTACACCTACCGCGAGCAGGGCTTGTCCGACCAGGTCAGCATGCTCGCCGAGTTCGCGGGCCGCGGGTACCAGGACATCCGCTCGCTCAGCCAGACGGCGCTGCTCTGGGCCCAGCTCGGCGCCGAGGAGCGCGCGCTGTTGTTCGGCCGCGGCACCGTGGCGAACGGCTACGTCGGCCCGATCGCCGCGCCGGTCATCACGTCGGCCACCTCGACCACCGGTGGCACCCTCGCGGCCGGCACGTGGCAGATCCGCGTCACGGCCCGCTCGGGCGCCGCGGGCGGCAGCGGTGGCGGGGTTGGCGAATCCGTCGTGTCCAACGAGCTGGCCCAGGTGACCACCGGCGCGACGTCGACCATCACGGTCACCGTGGCGACGGAACCCACCGGCGCGCTCGGCTACAACCTTTACGTGTCGCTCGTCGGTGGCGCGTCGAACAGCGAGACATTTCAATACGCCTTTGTGGGTAACACGACCACGTTCGGCGTGCAGGTGCCCGGCGGCGCGGCCCAGCCCGCGGCCGTGGACAGCTCGGCAAACGCGCTCGCGTACGACGGCTTCCTGACCGTCCAGGCCGACCCCACGCAGAGCGGGTACGTCAAGCGCGTCAACGCGTCCGTGCTGACCAACGGCGACGCGCCGTGGCAGGCGGCTTTCCTGGCCCTGTACGGTGGCAACCTCAACCCCGGCGGCGGCCTGGCGGGAAACAAGCTCCTGGCCGACCCGGACGAGGTTTGGGTCGATGGCCAGACCCGCAACTCGATCGGTCAGTGGCTCAAGCTCAACGCCTCGACGGTGAGCTACCGTCTCATGCTCGACGCGGGAGGGTCCGGCGACGCGGCGGCCGGCACCATGGTCGGCTCGGTGATCAGCGGCTTCATCAACCAGACCACCGGCAATATGGCGAACCTGATGGTCCACCCGTACATGCCGCTCGGCGCCTCGCTCATCCGGTCCAGTTCGCTGCCGGCCGCCGTGCCGGACTCGGAGATCAGCAACACCGCCGAGGTGCGCAACGTGCAGGACTACATGAGCATCGATTGGCCGGTCATCCAGATGACCTACGACAGTTCGATCTACCTGTTCGGCACGCTCGTGCACTACGCGCCGGCCTGGTCCGGTCTGCTCATGGGTCTGCTGCCGTAATGACGGCGCCGGTCAACGCACAGACCATGCTGGCCAACCAGGTCAGCGCATACCCGGTCGGCGCGGTGCCGACATCGGCCAGCTCGGCGAACGTCGCCAACGCGACCGCGGCGGCCACCTTGGCGGCGGTTGCCGGTAAGACTACGTACGTCACGGGGTTCTCGGTGACGGGAGCCGGCGCGACGGCGGGCCTGCCGGTCACGGTGACGCTGACCGGCGTGGTGGGTGGACCGCTCAACTTCACCTACTGTGCGGCGGTCGGCGCGCTGGTGGCCAACACGCCGCTCGTTGTGGTGTTCCCCGAGCCCATTCCGGCGGCGGCGGTCAACACGGCCATCACGGTCAGTTGTCCGGCGCTGGGCGCCGGCAATACCAACAACACTGCGACGATCTACGGATTCGCGCAGTAGTAACGCTCCGCGGGGCCGGGTTTCTGACACGGTTACCGGCCCCGCGGCCCAACCCGTGTCAACCGTGGCAAAGGAGGTGGGCGCGATGACCGACGAGCTGGTGACGGTCGGCGTGCACGATTACCGGGCGATCGAGGTGGACGGTCCGAGCGGGCGTCGGTACAAGGCGCGCGACGGCGGTCTGTACGACATGCTGCCCAGCGACGCGGCGGCGCTCGTGCGCGAGGGTGGCTTTCGGACCGGCGTCGGTGGAGCGCCGGCAGGACGGCCGGGCGGGCATGTCTGCGGGCGGTGCGGCCGGCACAACTTCATCAAGAAGTGCGGGCGGTGCGAGCTGGACGCCGACCGGGCGGCGCTGCGGTCGGCCGGGTTCGACTACCTGGCTGATGAGGGCATCGCATACCCGATGCGGTACGAAGCGCTGGGGGAATGGGGTCATGTCGATGGCGAGCAGTAGGGCCAAGGAAGATTTGACCAGCACGCCAGATCAGCCACCGGGTGTGCACTCGGTGGTCTCGATGGCGCCTTCCGCGCCGCAGGACGA